TGTTGGATAGCTTCAATAGCGAAGTTAGTATGACGACGATATACAACTTTGAAAAAGGTAATTTGAGGATTACCGGTTAAATAAACATCCTGAGCACCATAAGCTACTAGTTGAAGAAGACCAACACCCATTTACGCTATATTCTTTATACTATAAGTGGAGAAAAAAAAAGTTAATATTATACACAAAGTATTATTATAATAATATGAAGAAAAATAATATCGTAATATTTAATTGGAATAAGCAAGGCCACCCATACCAGATAATATACGAAGAACGTTATAGTTGACCGCATATACGTGTAAAGCACTATCGAGACCGTTATTATAACCAGCGTTTAGATTTAGATTTAATACAGCGGTGTCAATGCGGGACATATTTAGTGTGCCACTTGGTTGATGTTCTTCTGGTTTAAGAGCAAATGAATAAACATTGATTCCAGCATTAGTTGGTACATTTTCGTGATGTTGATATGGTTGAATTGTATTGAAATAGGAACCATTGCGCTCAGAGAAACGGTCATTACCATTTAATACTAATTTAGCAGAAGCAATTGGATTTACAGATGTAATAGCGCTTCTCGCTTCAACCTTAGCATTTACAGTAGCGACGGTAGTTCCAGTTTGGTCATTGGTGAAATTATACCAGTTAACATTATCAACTCCATCGGTAGCGCTACCAGTAGCTGTAACAAACCAGAATAATTCTTTGCAAGGATGGTTGAAAGATAATTTAGGTTTGGCTTGGGAACCAGATAGGGATTCAGTGCCAGTGAATTGTAATTGTTCAATTAAATATTCATGCGATAATTGAGCAAAACGTCTACGTTCATCAGTGTCAAGGAAGATATAATCAACCCATAGAGATGAAGCACCTAATGGGCTCGCGAGAGCAGTGGTAGAACCTTGGCATTTTTCAGCGGTTTGGAATAAGATGTTTACTTTAACTTCGTGATATTGAAGAGCAATTAATGGAAGCGCTAAACCTACATTGCGGCAGAACCAGAATTCAAGAGGTATATATAATTGATCATTGGAAGTACCACTTAATACATCACCATCGCCACCAACCATTTTTTTGTAACCTTCACGTTTCGAATAAGGTAAAGATAATTCATTCCATATGTACATCCAGTGAGAGTATTGTTTGTCAATCTTTTGGCCACCGATTTCAAGCTCCACGTAATCAATGAGACGTAAGCCAAAATAAGGACACACAGCGACGGTTTCTTCCGACATATCAACTGTTAAATACATGCGATGTATTAAATCGCCATTACGGGAGATTTGGCATGTAACGCGATTTCCGTAACCTGGATTTCCATTAAAGGTTTGTTGGATAGCTTCAATAGCGAAGTTAGTATGACGACGATATACAACTTTGAAAAAGGTAATTTGAGGATTACCAGTTAAATAAACATCCTGAGCACCATAAGCTACTAGTTGAAGAAGACCACCACCCATTTACGCTATATTCTTTATACTATTAGAGGAGAAAAAAAAAAGTGTAATATTACACAAAAGACATTACATTATTATTGTTATAATATATTGAAAAATAATACACATATTTTAATAATTTAGTTGGAATAAGCAAGACCACCCATACCAGATAATATGCGGAGAACGTTATAGTTTACAGCATATATATTGATACCACTGTAATCAGCAGCACCAGCTGTACCTGTTGTTCTCTCAGTGTGCACTTGTTTTGTAGAAACGGTATTAACCATAAGGGTTGCGGTATCAATACGAGACATATTGAGGGTGCCACTTGGTTGATGATCTTCTGGTTTAAGAGCAAAGGAGTATACGTTGATACCTGGATTGGCAGATACATTGGTATGATGTTGATAAGGTTGTACTAAATTGAAATAAGAACCTTTGCGCACCGCGAAACGGTCATTGCCATTTAATTGTAAAATCGCATCTTCGAATGGATTCTTGGACTTATTGTGAGGTACAATAGCGTTGTCATCTAGTACATCCATATCAGAATAATCATACCATCTGGCATTGCGTGTTGTAGTACCTTTGGCCTTGGCAACCCATACTAATTCTTTACATGGGTGATTAAAGTTAAGTTTGACACGGGTGCTTCCAGTGCCGAGAGTTTCAGTACCGGTGAATTGTAATTGTTCAATTAAATATTCATGAGATAATTGAGCAAAACGTCTGCGCTCATCGGTATCAAGGAAGATGTAATCTACCCATAATGATATATCTTTAAGTTCTGGGAAATTGGTAGCAGTAGCGCCAGTGGCACCAGTAGATGTTACAATGCAATTAGATTTTTGTTCAAATTCAATCTTTACTTTAACTTCGTGATATTGAAGCGCAATTAATGGAAGCGCTAAACCTACATTGCGGCAGAACCAGAATTCAAGAGGTACATATAAAGTAGTAGTTGTCGGAGTACTAGATGCACCAGTAGTGTCACCATGTTCAGCACCTACCATTTTATTATAAGCATGGCGTTTTCCAACAGGTAAAGATAATTCGTTCCAAATATACATCCAATCCGAATAGTGTTTATCTATTTGTTGACCACCAATTTCTATTACAACAGATTTTAATAAGCGAAGACCTAAATAGTTAACATATGTATCAGCACCACCTGTCTTTGAAGGTACTTCTACTTGGAGATACATGCGGTTGATTAAATCACCGTTACGGGATATTTGACAATTTACAGTGTTCCCGTATCCTGGGTTTCCATTAAAGGTTTGTTGGATAGCTTCAATAGCGAAGTTAGTATGACGACGATATACAACTTTGAAAAAGGTAATTTGAGGATTACCGGTTAAATAAACATCCTGAGCACCAT